GCCGTGCGCCGCTCTGGCCACCGTGGCACCTCAGTGCTCAATTGGGTCGTCAACGCGACCATCTGGGCCGTTGCCATGGCGGGTTGTGAGGACGCAATCCGTGCCTGGTTCCTCGACGAACCCTACCAGTGCCGCGTGTGCAATGCTCGCCACAGCTCGCGCAAGGGCTTTGAGGGCGACGACAGTCAGCTTGTCGCCAGTGAAGCTGCTGTGGACGAAGCGCACCTAGCGCACTACCTCGGCACCCATACTCGTCTGGGCCTCCATATGAAGTATGAGGTGACCGCCCCAGGCCAGGCTTCTGAGTTCGTCGGATGCCACATGCTGATGTCCGACCGTGGGTTCAGCCGGTCCTGGGAACCCGACCTGACGCGGTGCTTCAACGCTGTGGGCATCACCTGCAGCTGTGAGGCCATCGCCACCGTCAAGTCAACGCGCACACCGGTCCAGAAGGCATGCACGCTGGCCAAGCTGGCTGCAGATGCCTTCTGGTGCCGCGCGTTGATGTTCTCCGAGGGCAACGACTATGCCGCCTACGTCTTTAAGACTTTGGGCGACAAGTACTGGGATGTCTACATTGGCTTGGGCGGCGGCGTGGGTGCCCAGGTCAGTGAGGACACACTCCGCAAGCTCAGCCCCGAGGGCGATCTTGACAAGAAGGTCACCTTGACCAGCCTGCGTGAGGCTGTGTCCCGCATTCGGCCGTGCTCCGACGAGCCATCGGCCATCATGCGCGCCCGGGGGCTGAAGTGGACGGGCAGCCCGCCCGAGCTCTTTTCCCCTTTCGGGGACTTGGGCCCGCTCGCGCCCGTCGCAGCCTCCGACTAGCCAGCGACAGCCATGTTTCACCTAGCGCCCACCGTCTCACCTGGCAGCATGTTTCACAAGTCGGGGAGCGCGATTTGGTCACCGCGCTCGAGAGTGGGAAGTTGCGTGGTAGCGGTTCTCCACCGTCACCGATGCGGCCTGTGGACGCGCCAGCACTGATTGCGGCCAATCAGACAAACACAAACATGCCGCGTTTGTGCTGGGTGATCGTGTTCCAGGCGCCACGCACACGTGCTTGCCGTGAGCGCGTCATACCCCCCCTTGTTCTTGGCCTCCGACAGACAGGAGGTGGTTCTGCGGCCGGGACCCCGCAGGATCTCAGCTCGGGGCCCCCCACGCATGGGGGGCTGTGGTGAAGGCCAAGGCACCGCCGCGAGAGCGGACTGGGTTTAGCCAGCCCTATCGGCCGGTTCGTCACCGGCCGAGGTGTCGCGTCGAGTCCCCACACGGTGGGTCCGTGAGTAGCGTGGGTTTGCTTTCACTCCCGCGCACGATTGCCACGGGTCGAAGCTGGTCAGGCAGGTTAGGGGTTTCAAGACCACCCGAACTGTCCTGGTTGGTTGGGGGACCGCCTCTAGCGGAGGGTACGCAATGGCTACGGACCGCCATCGCACACGCATCCCCGTCCTGGTGTGGCGTACCAGGGCGCAGTTGACTACTGGTTCAGGGTGTGCGAAGGTGTAAGCCTTGCCCGGAAATCGTTTCCACATATCCCAACATAAACATCGCATACACATAAACATGCTTTAGGTCCAAGCGGGCCACTTGGCACAAGTGACCACGTCTTGTGACGTACTGCCACGGCTTGACGGCCACACTCTTCGCGCGCCCCTCGTCCCGCCGCTCCGGATGGCACCGCCGTGCCCAACCTTCCAGACGGCGCCCGTCATCTCCTACCCAGCCTTCGTCAACTACACTTTCCCCGCGGCCAACACGGCCACCTCTCGGCTCCACGTTCTTGCTCCATGGGACGCCCGTCTTGGGCTCACCTACACACAGGCGGTCAGTCCCCCAGACGCAACGACAGCCGTTAGTGCCTCTACGCCTTTCGACGACCAGTACGTTCAGAACCTTATCACGCCCGCGACAACATCTGGCGCCACGAACTGCATGCTCGGGAGGTACACTTCGTACTGCATGGAGCTTATGTGTTCGCAAGCTCTCGCCACAACTGGCGGCGTGGTAAGGCTCATGAAGTGGCCATACGGATCTGTCCCGGTCGTTTCGGGTTCCACTGCGCCTGAGTTCTATGCCGTTACCGAGGCCATCATTGAGCAGCAAGGCAGCTTGCCCCGGGCTTTCGCTGACTTCCTGCAGGCTAAGTGCCTCCACGCTTCCATGCGTGATCGCACGGCCATCGAGTTCGTTCCTTTCGCCTCCAACAGCGGCAACTGGACTCAGGTGTATGGTAACACCTCGACCTCGCTTACTGCAGTTACGACGATGGGGGTACCTTGGTCGCCCATTTGCGTGCTGGTTACCGGCACTTCTTTGCCGGAGTACACCATCACGATACGGGCCACAGTTGACATGATTCCATCCTTCAACACCGCCTTCTGGCGGCTTGCCAAGATCCCTCCCTCTCCTAAGGAGGGTATGGAGGAACGCTGGTGGGCACATCAGCGTCAGTTGGAGCTGAGCAATCTCCTCCCCGCCTCCGCCCCGGGCAACCGCTCAATTGCGGGTTACACGGGTCTCGAGGCGACCACTCCTCCCAAGGCCAAGGCAAAGCCCAAGGCAAACCTGAGCCGCGCGACCCTCCGCGCCCAGGGCCGCAAGAAGCGCAAGCTCAAGCTCCAGACGGACAAGGAATTTGCAAAGACCTTCTTTGCTGCCAAGTCCAAGCGCTCCAACGAC